CAGTTGTGACCATAGTCTGCTTACGCCAAGGAGAATTAGCAGACCGCTTGCGCTGTACGTCACTGGCGTACTCTCTACTAATCTTCATAGACAATGGTATACCTACTTACTTTGGCATAAGAATAACTACGCATCTGCTTAGCAATCCATTCTTTGGCTTGCTCTTCCGTAGGAGCGTCATAGGCTATATAGGCACGATTAAACAACTCGCTATATACCTTATAGGGTTTTGCCCCGCGCTTCTTCTTTCTATTAGGGATGCGTAGTTCATCCTCGGGGAATCTACCTTGCTTTATGTCTTTGGTGGCGCCGCGAAGGGCCTTAGTTCTAGGGTCAGCCATTATATTTCCTCAGAATTATCTCTATAGCGCATTCGCCTACTGGCGTCATAGTCTGATCTATGTGCCCCGGCAATGTGAATCGGTGAGTGCTGTCTAGCAATTCTATCTTCTGTACAGAAACCTGCGAATCTATCTCTCTTAGCATGGCTAAGACATTTATAGATTTATCATGCCATGAATGCTGCTTACTAATCGTAAACGTAAACTTATGATCTGGATTATTAACAGAAGGGAATATGCCCTTCTCATAAAGATCTTCATCAGGTACCGTAATAATAAGATAGCCGCCCGGCTTAACTACTCGTATCCAGTTAATCAAGGCTACCATAGGATTAGTCATATGCTCCAAGCAATGACTAGCATGAATGAAATCCATAGTCTCATTTGCAATTGTCTGCAAATACTGAGCATCCCCCTGCTCCATATCCCAGGATAAAATTCCCCCGCATAGCGGGAAGAACTCTACGTACTGCTGTAGTGGATCGTTGCCGGCCCCGATATCTAAACCTAACCCAACAAAATACTTAGTGGCAAACCTAACATCATGCAGCCGCCTAAGTACTGCCTTACTTGTTTCGTACATATTGACGGTGCCACCGCATAGCATTAAGAGTGCGGGCTACATCTTTAGGTTTTCTAATGTAATCCATTAGGCTAGTCACTCCTTCCGGAAACAAGTCAAACCGTATATCATTTTTAGTAGATGCATAATGATAGGGCTTAAGTACCGCCTCAATAGCAAAATCATACGCTAGTGGGTGCCCATATGGGCGTAGTGTATCCCAATGCTTAACCGTAGCAAAGGTAAATAATCTATTATCGAACGCCCCCGCGATATGTACAGGCAAACTATCGTTAGTAATAATACCCCACGCTTGACTTATAGCTACCATTAACCCTCGCATTGTAAGGTTATTAGTGAACCTTGGCACTCCATCTATCGGCAGCAAAGACGGAGAGTATCCTTCCTTCTCTTTCTTAGTCTTAAACTTAAGGGGCCTAGCGGACTCTTGCCCGATAACACATACCGGACCATCATAATGCTTTACGAACTTCTCCCACCATTCTACGGGAATAGTTCTAGTCTCCCATGTACATCCCGGATGTATCAGAAGAGTTTCTTCTATATCTAAATCATACTGCTCTTTGAATACCTTACGTGCTAGCTCTTTCTCTTCTTCAAATACTGCCGGCAACTTACATCTGCGGTGCTCGATAGGCAATATGTACCCCAATGTATAAAACGAAGCGTAATCTACCCCGTGTGTGGCCGCTTGCATCATACCCCGGCCGGGCCGCGTTTCATTCTGGTACGCGCATAGAGTACGATAATCGCTGTACTCATCTATGTTATTCATTAAATCATTATGATTTACTACTTTTACTCTATTGGATGCTAAGTGAGTAAAAAAATCAGGCGCATGAGAAGATACAACTATCTCATCTTCCGGAAGAACATAATCAATAGTGTAGCGAAATACAGGTTCTGCGCATACTACATCTCCCCTGCCACCTTGTACATGCAGGATAGTTTTATCCATTACTTATTCCCTCTATAGATATACGGAGCTTCGTAATTATCTCTAGGATCTCCAGGATGCCGATACTCATGCTGTCTATTGTATTCCCATTGCTTACCTGGACCTGTCTGCCTCCATTCATTAAACTGCCGCATCTCTAATGTTTTCTCCCTAGTAAATCCGGCTACCCCGCCTCCGCTAACATTACCGTTACTGATGGTAGTAACCCTAGACGGATGATCTAGAGCAAATACATTAGCGGAAAATAACAGTACTAGGCTTATCTTCCATGAAATATGCATACATTTACCCCTCAAATTTAAAAGCTTTAGCTAACTCGCCTATAGGCGAGGCCATGATTTCTTCTACTAAGACTACCGGAACTCTACTACCTAGCTTAACTAATAGTTTTTTGTGTGCTATCCATTTATGCGGAGTGTCCGGAGAAGGATGTATATCTACGGACTTAGTAGATACATTGTACCCCGCTAAAAACCCTACCTTCCCAGGAAATAAATTAGAGAACGGACGTACTTCTTGCTGCCATAGACAACTAAATATTCTGCATCTTTCCGGCCTAGATTCATAACTACTACAGCCTACTCCCGGCTCCTGAAATTTACATTTCTCCCATCTAGGCTTATCAAATTCATCTATAGCAAATACATAACAGCATAAAGTACATCCGTTACAATCTTTCATATTTATTATATGACTTCAGTAGGTACTTCCGTAAGACGATCTTCATTCCACCATACTTCTACAGCGCGGCCGTCTGCTGCCTTGTAATAAACAAAGTAGCAATTAGGTGCATTTTGGTACTGCGCTCTGCCGATAACTTCGCCAAACTCGCCACTTACGGTAAGCTCTACATAGCTACCTATCTGAAAACAAAATTCTTTCATGACTTATCCTTATTAAATGGATTATCCCAATCACCTATCTTAGTGGTGCCACTAAAATGGTCATTAACAAATACATCATTAACTTCGTCCCAGCCTAGATCCGCCGCAACCTGATACTCTGACACCCTACGCTCAAAGAAATTAGTTTCTTTACGAAGATCTACGGATTCAGAAAACCAAGGGATAGCATTCTTTGCATCTGGGTACATATCAATACCTAAGCGCCGGCAAAGATTGCGCGCTTGGAATCTAACTTGCTCCTTATAATCGTTAGGCAACATACCTGGAAGGTTAATGTAGGTAGCATCAGCGAATGCATCTTCAAGCCTGACGCCTTCCTCGACCATAGCCTTAATATCATTAATCAAATCTGAGTTTAATACTTCCGGATACTCATTAAGTATTTCTCTAATAATCAATAGGCCAGTAGAATAATGAAGCTGCTCGTCCCGGCGAATATACTGAAACTGATCTGTGGTGCCGCGCATTACTCGATGGTAACGCGAAGGATAAGTGCCCGCCGATAGTCCAAGATAAAACCACATACCTTCAAGAACAATCGCCCAGAATGAATAACCAAGAACGAAATTACGTAGCCCTTCAATAGTAGATGTATCGGCCGTATCAATAAGCTTGTTATAGCGATACGCCATATCAATCTTATCGTATAGTTCCTTCTCTTTAAGATACCGGCCGAAAACTTCATCCGGGTCCAAAGATACTTCTTCCGCTATCAACGTATAGCTATGGCTATGGATAGCCTCTTGGTATCCCTGTAGGGCAAGCCATGACCGTAATTCAGGAGCCGTGGCATGGGGCATAATGCTGGACTCAAGCGCATCCGTTACGATCAAGTCCATAGTGGTAAGCATAGAGAACAGTCTGTCGTAGGCGTGTCGTACGTTATCAGGTAAAGTTGTGTACTGGTATTTATCATCCCCCATGCCGATCTCTTCCGGCAGCCAGAAGTTATTGTTAGCCTTCTTAAAAATATTGTATAGCCACTTATACTTCATAGGCAGTAGAGATTGAGTCGGCGGCCCCCCGACGATTCTACGATCATTAAGTGAAACCAAATTACCAAACTTAGGTAGATGCACGATTAATTATCCTCGTATTTAGTTAAAGTAACTTTTGCATCTGTGCCGTACGCATCAAAACCATGTACGACTAAAGCATCTCTTACCATAGAAGTAATATCATCTGCCCCGGTACTTCCTGTATCCCGCAACTCCTCCCAGAATTCATCACTCCCCTCAAGAATCTCTACAGTAAGTGTATATTTACGCATACCTACACCTTAGAGTTAATCCAAGTAGTAATCTTATCTTGAATAGTCTTGGCCCATGCCGGCTGCGGAATGGCCCAACCAACAAACATGCCTAGTAGAACCGCGATAACGTAGCTCATCTTTCTTCCTCCGAATATTCTATGCCGTGCTTAAACCCATGAATAAAAGCTGAACAGTAATGATATCTAGCTAGGTCAATATCATAAGTGCCTATCTTATGTGCAAGCAAAGTTTCTTCTATGTACTGCCAATGCGCCGCCGCTAGCTTAGTGGCTTCTGCTTGATCCGCATTAGACATACCCTACTCCCGATTTAACAAGTAACTTACGCATCTTATGATAGATAGCCCAGACGGTGCGAAATCCAAATCCAGCATTTAGTAATGCTAATTGCGCCGCCGCTGGCCCTCCATATCGGTATGCGCTAGCCGCTACTTTTATTTCTTCTTTAGTCCACTTGGGGCTGTTTTTCGGTATATTCATCTCCACCTAACGCCCTAAGCATAGCGTCCTCTACCGACTCAGACGGATAACCAAAAGCCAAAAGAACTGGTTTTACTAGCAACTCTATCGCCTCATCTAGAGTCAGATCGTTACTAGGTACGGATATCTCTACAGTTGGTGCAGCATGAGAAGTAAAAAACTTACCCTCGCCCTCTCTAGTAGGCATCAATATAATTTTCATAATTGCAATCGTCTGCAAATGGAGCCGGAACCGGGATTCGAACTCGGATCTAACTACTTACAAGATAGTCGCTCTGCCAGTTAAGCTATTCCGGCTAGTACCCTAGACTAAGTTGCTGCGCCTGCGCGGCTAGTTCATCAAGTCGCTTCTTATCCATCGGGGAAGTAGGATACCCCCAATCTCTAGGCTCAGTTACTGGTACGTCCATCCGGCCGCACCAACCGCATTGGCTACCTACATGGTATGTACTAATCAGTATCGCCATATGCCCGTGCTTCTTGCCGCAGTCAGCGCATACCCAAGCAGGATACTCATCTAGCTTCGTTCTTTTAGGCATACGGTACACCGATAGTTAATGGTTTTACCGTCCTTAGCTTTGAATGCGTTAAATACCCGCATACCCTTACCGTGTAACTTGTCCTGCCCTTCGTTAAAGCAAGTGCAAGACTTGATTTCTGCCTTGAGTGTTTTACCAGATTCCTCTGCCATACATCACCTGTTAAAAAGTGTACTTACGTGCCGTACTATCCGCTACCTTCTCAATAGTATTCCGCTGATACGGCTTAAAGAAATTCTTATTCTCCATAACCAACATAGGAACAAGAAAGAAGAAAGCCATAACCGCCGCGACTACTAGTAGTGAAGCCATATAAACTTTCCACGATATATTCTTTATGTAGCCTTGCTTAGCGGAGTAAAAGGTATCGCGCCATACAGCTACAGCAATAAACGGCAACTTAGCAAGATAAAGAATCAAATACGCTGCAATGAAATATTCCATGCTTCCCCTCTCCTCTGAGTGTAAGCATAGTATACCCTATCTAGAATTCTTTGTCAATCCCTATATCGCCCGTTCGTCATCATAACGGTCGCCTACATCTGAGCGCCCCATTAGATTAATGTCCTCTATCTCTTCGCCGTGCGACTCAGACCACGTAGATGCCCTACGTAGCATGGTGTAGTACGCGCCGCAAACTGCGTCCGCGCAGTCTTTGCCGCCGCCTATCGGGTGGTCAATCTTGTCCTGCTTATCGTTGTACTCCAGATTAAACAATTCGTCTATTAAGACGCCTTGTGGGTACATATCTATTCTACCGTCATTGAAAGCATCGCGCAAATTTTTATACGGTACAGAAGTTCTATCGACAGAAATCATTCCTGTCTTTACCCCCTGCTTACGCCATTGCTGGATAGACTCGGCCGAATTCCAACCGTCATAAGTAACCACATTAATGGGGTATCCGTACTGCGTCTTTAGATGCCGCACCCATGTACGTATCTCAGCAATGTCTATCTCATGGCCGTGATCCGGCTCTACCGTTACCGCCATCTCTATCGTTGCTTTTGGCAGTCTTTCAACGATGCCCGTACTACGTACCAAGTCCAGCATCCCATCATACCGTACCATAGCGATGCCCACGCGATCTGAGGTAAGAGATAAGTCGATGTGTACATAACGCGGCCTCCCAGGATTCTGGCAATAGTGCCCGACTTTAATTCGTGGAAGCCCCTCTGTACCAAGATGTACATTATCTTTATACAGGAAGGACTCTACTCCTTTGGCCTCACCGCGCTCGACGGCCTCATGTATCTTATGCCGCTGCCTAAAGAATGGATTAATAGACTGAACGGACTTACCTACGATATCCCGCAACGCTCCCGCAGGATCTTTTAGGAAGTCATCTTTATACTCGATAGGGACTTCAATAATCGTACCTGTCTCGGGGATCGGCTGTTCCGGCTCCAGGACGCGAATATCCACTGCGGCTTCATTTTGTACGTGGAGTTTAAATTTTTCACCCGAGTATCGCGCTGCGGGCCATACTTCGAATTGTGCTTTATCATATAGATATACGTTCTTCTCTCCAAGATTTTCTATCTGCGTTTTACGCTTATCGGTAAAATCGCCACGATACCGTGTAGAAGACGAAACACATATGACCCCGATATTGGGGCCTTTAGTAATAAAGCGGCTCTTCTTACGTCGGGTCAGTGCATCGTAGATAGACTGTGCTTGGTCGTATATCCCCGGCCTACCAGTATCTATACCGGCCCGCTTGGACTTCTGCACAACATTCATGAAGTTAATTTCGTCAATGATGCCGGCAATAATAGCCTCGCCTAAGATAGTATCTGCATCAGACCCGCCCGGAACCACACGGATATTCTTATCTTCAAAATACATCTCCGATTCAATCAACTTATTCGGCCGCATGTGCTTCTGGAACCAAGGCATAGCCTCTACGTAGTTACGCAGAGGCATGTAAATAATCTTCTTAGTTACATGCGGCTTAGCTGCCTGGATTACCATCACAATAGATGTGGCGGCCGGCAGCCCGTATAAAGCCTGCGGAGATTTTAGGCACCCTAAAATATGTAAGTGGTACGCTGAAGTAATTTTAGATATTTCTGATTTACCGGTAGATGTTGCACCGCACAAAACTGCTTCGTGCATGGCGGAACTGCCGCCCTTCCACCAATACTTGTTTATCTCTATTACCGCTTCCCGTACTGCGGGCCATAGCCCAATGTCAGTAGCCCCTAGAAAATTCTCAGAGTCTATAAACTCTTCGATACTAACAGGCGGTTGCTCTAGCTCCTGCATAAATCGTAGGAAAGAATCATTGCCGCGCTCCGCGTATTGCTCTATCGCGTAAGCGTACATCTCGCCAAACAGAGGATTCTTAAATGAAGAGGCTGCGGCACGGGCCGCCTCTACCATTCGTTTGGCTTTTATATTCTCCTTAGACGCGTTAGCTAATTTCATAGCAAATGCAATTCAAGTTCTTCCACGCCATCGTCATCATCATCTTCCATGTTCGGCAAAGGCGGTAAAGTTTCTGCTACTTTCTCAAACTCACTATCTGCTGTATTAAGCATAGTCTTAGTAAGTTCGATCAGCTTGCTAATGTCATCCGCAGACTGATCTTCCGTGGCCTTGTAGCGCAGTACATCATAGACGCCGGCCGCAGCCAGGAATCTATGCATATCATTCTTAGACGATAATGCAGTACGCAATGCGGCCAAACGTAAATTAAGAGGGGACTTAGCATTGGAAGCTGCGCGTAGCGCCATGCCCTGCACTTCGGTATAGAAACCTACTGTATCGCCGACAAGATGATTTATATCCAGCTTCTTCGCTTCGTCCCGCAACCGGTGGTAGAGTTCCTGTCGATCTTTCAAGATCGTTTGCACAGAAACATCTAGCTCTCTAGCAATTTCATCTAGCGGCACCCGCCGCATCAACATACGATGCAATAACTGCAAACGGTACTCCCGTTCATAAGCGGCAGACCTACCCTTAACAGTACGCATACGATTAATAGGAGTAAACTCATCGTCTACTCTAGGCGGTACAAATCTTTCTACATTGCCCGCCGCCGCCTCGATTGCGGCATTAAGATCCGGATAGTCTTCGTCCACGTTATCGGCTACTGACTGCCCATGTGCGGCCGTAGAATTAGATAATCCACCTTGGGTGGCAGTATTTTGTCCAAGCGCAAAGCTTTCGCATGAATTATTTATTAAAAGACGATGCCAAACGCTTGATTACTGAGCCTGTCAGTTTGATTTATCCGCCTGAATTACCAGAACAAAGGTGGCATTAACCCAAGGACATCCCGCGCTATTGCAG